AGTATAAACACTCATTGACTCCTGTGTTAAGCAATGTTAAGATAAATATGAGAAACGATATGGGAGGTTATGACTTCTTCTACACTTTCAATTCCAAACCAGCAAAAAGGTTGGTTTGATTTATTAGATGATTGGTTGAAAAGGGATAGATTTGTTTTCGTTGGTTGGAGTGGTTTGCTCCTATTTCCAACAGCATATCTTGCTCTTGGAGGTTGGTTGACTGGAACAACATTTGTTTCATCTTGGTATACGCACGGTATTGCTTCCAGTTATTTGGAAGGTTGTAATTTTTTAACATCTGCGGTAAGCACCCCTGCAGATTCTATGGGTCATTCTCTTCTTCTACTTTGGGGTCCTGAGTCTCAGGGAGATTTCGTCAGGTGGTGCCAACTTGGGGGACTCTGGACTTTTGTGGCGCTCCACGGGGCTTTCAGCCTGATTGGATTCATGCTTCGCCAGTTTGAGATTTCACGACTGGTAGGTATCCGTCCTTATAATGCAATCGCATTCTCTGGTCCTATTGCAGTATTCGTTTCTGTATTCCTGATGTACCCTCTGGGTCAATCCAGTTGGTTCTTTGCCCCTTCCTTCGGGGTCGCAGCAATCTTCAGGTTCCTTCTATTCCTCCAGGGTTTCCACAACTGGACTCTCAATCCTTTCCATATGATGGGAGTTGCTGGTATATTGGGAGGTGCTCTACTATGTGCTATTCATGGTGCAACGGTTGAAAACACCCTCTACGAAGACGGGGACAAAGCAAACACCTTCAAAGCTTTTGAACCCACCCAAGAAGAGGAAACCTATTCAATGGTTACAGCGAATAGGTACTGGTCTCAAATTTTTGGTATCGCTTTTAGTAATAAGCGTTGGCTCCATTTCTTTATGTTGTTTGTACCTGTTATGGGTCTTTGGACATCTAGTATTGGAATTATTGGGCTCGCTCTTAACCTTAGAGCATACGATTTCGTCTCACAGGAAATTCGTGCAGCAGAAGATCCAGAATTTGAAACGTTCTACACGAAAAATATCCTTCTAAACGAAGGTCTTCGTGCTTGGATGGCACCAGTAGATCAACCTCACGAGAACTTTGTGTTCCCAGAGGAAGTTCTCCCTCGCGGAAACGCACTCTAAAAATAAATATAAGGAGTTCTTTGAACTCCTTTTTTTATGCTTCTCATTCTTATACTATTCCAACTTTTTGGAATTTTTATGTTTCTAATGTCATTGACAGACCACTATCATTACTAACAATTATGAAAAACCTATCTCTTTCAGAAGATCAAATCAAACTTCTTGCTGATGCAATTTGGATGCGTCAAAGATGTTTTGTTGCTGGGGATAAAAGATTTAAAGAATACGGAGCAATGTTAGACACACTCCTTGAAGATATGGATTATGTTCCTAATAGATCTTGAAATGATCACCTCCGAAACTCCATATAAATTGGCAGAGATCATTAGAGATACTTGGCCAAACCTTTACAGACCACCAGTAAAGACTTATAATCAATCAAAAGCACAAGAAAAGAATGTATGATTATTGGGTGGTTACCGACAAAACCACAGGTAGAGTAATTGCTCATTGTGGAGAAGAGAATGATGCATTGATGTTAGTTGGATTTGATAAAGATAAAAGAAGTTATCGCAAACAAAAGTTTATTTTGGATCAAGTCATTACAGTAACGTCAACAACAGATAAGCAACTTCCTGGTCAACAAGGTTTACCTGCAGCAAAAGAAGAACTACCTCCTATAGAACTTCAACAACAAGTATGGTTGCCTGAAGGACAGGGAATTCCAGTTAACGCTAAATAACTTTCAGTTTATAAAGAATGATGAAGTTTACAGTTTATTCAAAAGATGGTTGCCCATATTGCACAAAAGTTCAGCAGGTGTTAGAGTTGGCACAACTACAACATGTAGTCTACAAATTGAATACGGATTTTACTCGCGATGAGTTTTATGCTGAGTTTGGAGAAGGTTCTACCTTCCCTCAAGTGATTGTAAATGATCAACACATTGGTGGATGCACAGATACTGTTCAATATCTAAAGGAGCAAAATTTAGTTTAATGAATAATAATCTTCACGAAGTTTACAGCGATGTAGAAAAGGCAATTGACTATGCCTTTAATGGTCAATTTGTTTTGAAGTTTTATGATTATCTAAAGGTTCGTGGAACTAAAAAAATTGAAGTAGAACAATTTATTGAAAGTAATACGGCACATGAGCTGAGTAATCTTGTAATGGATTTAGATGATTATCTTGAAGGTGGTTCTGATGAGATGCATAAACAACTTCGTGAGGGATATGGTCACATTCCAAAACCACAAGCAAGAAAGATAAGAAATTACCTGTATGGTATTCTTGAGGATGCCTGGAGATATAATCATGACAAAAGACCAGGAAGGCGGAAGAAGCAAACTAAATAAATCAGAACCTCAAATCAATAGAGGTGTTGAATTATTACTACGCAATAGGAGGAGGAAATCATCAACGCCAAAGACTTTTCAAGTGAAGTTTGGTAAAATGATTTCTCTCTTCCGTAGAGAGTTTCATTTCTTTATAGAATTTCATTTTGATATTAGGAAAAAATAAACTCTCTGGAGAAGGAAAATGGAAACAGCATATGTAATAACATTTGTCACGATGTTCACATTGCTCTTTTTTATGGTAGGAGGTATAATTGGATGGTTAACCTACAGGCATTTGTTGGAATCAAGACCTCCATATTTGCATCCAGAGTTTTTTGATGAAAATGGGCAGGTGATACCTGACGAAATAGTATCTGTACGATTTGAAAATAGCGATTACGATTATGACTACGACGAAGACGAGGAAGAAGAGTGAAGATAGTATTGAATCTCTTCCAATAAACCCTTTTATTTTTGAGATTTTAGAACTTGCTTCAAAGCAGAGATCTAATGCTAAGAAAGTTGAAGTTCTCAAAACTTATGAGAATGATGCACTAAAGACTATTTTTATTTGGAACTTTGATGAGAGTGTTATCTCACTTCTTCCTCCAGGAGAAGTTCCTTATGGTGATGTGAAAGATCAAAATGTTTATTCTGGAACTCTTTCCGATAATCTTTCCCGTGAAGCAATGGGAGGAGAGTCTGCCACTGTTCAAGATCTTCAAGGAAGAGGACGTACTTCACTTCGTAAGGAGTATCAAAATCTCTATCATTATGTGAAAGGTGGTAATAATAACCTTTCAACTATTCGTAGGGAGATGATGTTTATCAATCTTCTTCAGGGACTTCACCCTAAAGAAGCAGAAGTGTTAGTCCTAACTAAAGACAAGAACCTTACAAATAAATACAAAGTATCTTTTGAAAATGTCAAAGAAGCCTATCCTGAAATTACTTGGGGTGGTCGTTCATGACAACAGCAGTAGGAGAAAAAAAGAAAATGGCAGAAAATAAAACCAAAATCAATAAAGTTCTGCCACACGAATATGGGTGCGAAATTCTTCTGGAAAGAACTACTTTAGAAAAAGCAAAAGACTCTTCATTTCCAAGTGATGCATATTTGATTTGGTATGTTGTGGATGAAGAAGAACATATTGATCTTACTCGCTGTGCAAAAAGAGTAAATCTTTTTGACATGTATTATGACAAATATGGTCCAGGTTCAGTACGAAAAATTGATTTTGGATATGGAAGAGTGAATCCCAAACTTTGGGGTTATAAGCAACCGGAGAAAAAGAAAAGAAAATGAGTGCAGGATTTGGTGGGTCTCCCAATGAAAACCGAATTGGTAAAGACGCAAAAATTACAATTGATTTAGATAATATTGATCAGGTCATTAAACAATATAAAAAAATTAAAAAATATCAAAAGTCATCTCTGTTCGCTATCAAAACAATGGACGGCACAGAAGACATTGTGAGTTCATTGATAAAGGAAGCGGAGGAAAATCCACTGTAAAATGGGAAAGCATTATCTACTTAATTTGTATGGATGCTCGTTTGTTCTTTTGGACGACGAGCGTTGTCTTATAGACTTATTAGAAAACGCAGCAGTTGCAAGCGGTGCCACTGTGGTTCAAACTATCTCAAAAAAGTTTGAACCACAAGGTGTCACTGTAATTTGTTTGCTGTCTGAAAGTCATATTAGCATTCATACTTGGCCTGAAGAAGGTAAAGCAGCAGTGGATGTTTATACTTGTGGTGATTGTAATCCAAAGATTGGATGCGATATGATTATTCATCAATTATATGCTCAAAATCATACCTTAAGTTATATTGAGCGTTAACTAAATACACTATATCTGGAGAAGTATATGCTCTCTACTCAATATCGTCTTCGCCTTGAAGCAATCTGTGAAAGAATTGTAAAAGGTGAATCTGTAGAGTTGAGTGAAATGATTTGGGCAGAAAAAATTGCCAAATCAAATCGTTCAGCAGCAACTATTCTAAGACAAGCAAGACGCCGTGCAGCTAATCCTGACATGCAGGAGGGCAGTCTTGATGACTTTATGAACGCATTAGATTTGGGAGATCCAGATCCATCTAATCATAGAACAAGATTTAATGGTGCTGATGATATTATAGACTTCTTTACTGGAGACAAACCAGAAGATTGGAGACAAAGAGATTAAACTGTATCATATTATACAGAAGTTTTTGCATAACTATACTAACAGGTCTATAATGACCTTACGTTCATCCCTCTGGGACGGAAGTAAGCCGACGCGGAACGGATCGTTCATTCGCTATTCGCAAATAGCGAACGCAAACGCCGACTGAAGGAACGCTCTTTAACCTAAAAAACTAAGGAGAAACCTAATGTCAAAAGTAGTTTATCGTGGAATCGAATATGATACTGAAAAGCGTATTGCATATCAACAACAGATGATGCAACAACCCCAACAATACAACGAAACCTATCGTGGTGTTAAGTTTGTAAAGGAGGGACATAAGTGATGCAGAAACTTAACGTACTTCAACTCATTAAAGAGCAGAAGCAAAAAGAAGAGAGGCGTCGTAAGGCATCTCTTGCTACCCTGGTAGCAGCAAAATAATTTAGAGGAGTGCTTGACACTCCTCTTTTTTTTGTCTATAATACCTTTGTTGAGGTTGATAAAGATGGATAGAGAAAAGCTTAAGCTAATTGTCAGAAACCTTGAGTCTCTGGTAGAATGCTTAAAGGCAGAGATTGAACCTGAAACTGAAACTCAAGTTAAAGATCCTGTCTATGAAGAGATTAAAACTTTTTTAACTGACTACGACGAAGTATTTTATGACGAGGAAGATGAATACGATGTACGATGATTTTGAGTTTATGAAACCAGAAGTAAAACTCATCAGTGTTACTCCAGATGCAGAAAAGCACATGGCATATTGTGCTCGCGTAAGTAATCCTGCTAATCAAGAAAATGAGAAGTTCTCTGGTCTTCTCAAGTATTGTATTCAACATCAACACTGGAGCATCTTTGAACAAGCTTCAATGACTGTTGAGATCAATACTACAAGAGGTATCGCAGCTCAAATTCTTCGCCATCGTTCGTTTACATATCAAGAATTTTCGCAACGATATGCTGATACAAATCTCTTGAATAAAACCATTCCTCTTCCTGAACTGCGTCGTCAGGACACTAAGAATCGTCAGAACAGTATTGATGACATTCCTGATTATTTGAAACTGACCCTGACAGAAGACATCCGTGTTCATTTTGAGAGTGCTCTACGCCTCTACAACCGCCTCCTGGACAAGGGTGTGGCAAAGGAGTGCGCAAGGTTCGTACTGCCCCTGGCAACGCCCACACGCCTCTATATGACCGGTTCTGTGCGGTCGTGGATCCATTACATTGATCTTCGCTCTGCACATGGTACACAGAAGGAACATATGGAAATTGCTGAACTTGTTCGTTGTATCTTTACTTGTCAGTTCCCTGCAGTATCTGAAGCACTTGGTTGGACTCGAGAGGGATGTTCAGATTGTATTGATCCCCCTTCTATTACTATTGAATAAATATCCTTACATACTATGGAGGCATAAATTTGGCAACTTACCCCGTTATCAATAAACAAACTGGTGAACAGAAAGAAGTAACAATGTCTGTTACTGAATGGGACCAGTGGAAAGAAGATAACCCAGATTGGACAAGGGATTGGAGTGATCCATCTACTTGTCCATCAGCAGGAGAGGTTGGTGAAGTCTATGATAGACTTAAGAAATCTCATCCAGGATGGAATGATGTTCTTCGCGCAGCATCAAAAGCACCAGGTTCAAAAGTAAAACCTATTTAATTAACTTTATATGGCAAGAAGGAAAAGAGTAGACGATCAACCAATTGGCGTTGGAATGACTGCAAAGCAAATGAAACGCAAGAAACCAATTGGTCTTGATTTGATGAGAGATATTGAACCTCTTACAGACAATCAAAAACTTTTATACGAAGCATACGAAAAGAATCAAAACATTGTTGCTTACGGATGTGCAGGAACTGGTAAAACGTTTATCACTCTTTATAATGCACTTCAAGATGTCCTTGATGAAAGGACTCCTTACGAAAAAATTTATATCGTTAGGTCTCTTGTCGCTACTCGTGAAATTGGTTTTCTTCCTGGCGATCATGAGGATAAGTCCTCACTTTATCAAATTCCCTATAAGAATATGGTAAAGTACATGTTCCAAATGCCAACAGATGCAGACTTTGAGATGCTCTATGGAAACCTCAAAACTCAAGGAACGATTAGTTTTTGGAGCACTTCTTTTATTCGCGGAACTACTCTGGACAATGCAATCATTATTGTAGATGAATTCCAGAACTTGAACTATCATGAACTTGATAGTATCATTACTCGTGTTGGTGAGAATAGTAAAATCATGTTCTGTGGTGATGCTACTCAAACTGACCTGATCAAAACAAATGAAAGGAATGGTATTATTGATTTCATGAAAGTACTTCGTATCATGCCTTCAATTGATATCATTGAATTTGGTGTAGATGATATTGTTCGTTCAGGTTTAGTCAAAGAGTACATTCTTGCAAAAATGGAAGTTGGTGTATGACCTTTAATCATTGTAATTTTTTAGGTGATCTTGAACTAGAAAAGAAAGAAACAAATGGCATCCGCTTGTACAATCTTCCTGATGGTCAGTGGGTGCCTTCTATCACATCAGTAACCTCTTTCTACAATCGACAGATCTTTGTTGAGTGGAGAAAGAGAGTTGGTGAAGAAAAAGCAAATGCGATCACAAGAAAAGCAACTGCAAGAGGAACTGATTTCCACCAAGTCTGTCAAGACTATTTGGAAAACAAGGAACTAAACTGGAATGATTATCAACCCCTGACAAAGTTCATGTATGTTCATGCAAAACCTTATCTTGATAAAATAAATAATATTCATGCAATTGAAAGAACTCTCTACTCAGAATATCTTGGACTTGCTGGACGAGTTGATTGTATTGCCGAGTACGAAGGAGAGTTAGCAGTTATTGACTTTAAGACTTCAGATAAAATTAAACCAGAAGAATGGATTGAAAACTATTTTGTTCAAGAGACATTCTACGCTGCAGCATATTACGAACTCACTGGTCAGGTTGTTAAAAAACTCATCACACTAATGGTTACTCCTAACGGTGAAGTCAAAGTATTTGACAAAAGGAACAAAGACGATTATATTAGACTATTAGTTCGTTATATCAAAGAATTTGTACATCACAATATTAGGCCAGATGGAGAATGAATTAGAGAAAGCATTAGAGAATAAGTTCTTTTGTCCATCACGTTTTGCACAAGAGATTGAAAACCTTGTGCAAGTAAACGTGGAGATGAATTATATTGATGCAATTATCTATTTCTGCGAACAGAACAACATTGACTTGGAATCAGTTCCAAAACTCATCTCAAAACCTTTGAAAGAAAAGATTAAGTATGAAGCAATGGAACTAAACTTTCTGAAGAAAACTTCCCGTGCTAAATTGATTTTTTAATGATGCCGTTTGATTTTTCTTCATTAAATGAATGTTTTAGTGTTCTTGGACCTGAAATCATTGATATTGATATTTCCGATAACAATGTTCCTTTTTATGAATCAATAAAAGAACAGCAGCATCAATGGTATTTGAAAAATAAAGAAAGGTTGAAGAAAAAAGCAACACAATATTTAAATGAAAATCGTGATGAAGTTAACCGCAAGCGAAGAGAAGCGAGAAACACTGAACCGTATAGGAGCTACTACCTCGCACGTCAGCGGGAGAGAAGGAGGAATTCTAAAGGTGCAGCCGTTTGATGCGTATCGTGAATATCTTGCTCTAAAAAACCACTTCACAAAAGATAGTTATGATTATCATAAGTACTGTGGAAAAAGTAGAGCAACAGTTCAGTCTTTCTACAAACGTAAGGATCGTTTCTGGTTTGAAAAGATTTCAAGACAGAAAACTGATCAAGAAGTTGTAGAATTTTTTGTCGCTAATTTTGTTTCTTGTCCTGATCCAGAAACACTTTGGATTGGAGAAATGATGAAAGACGGAGAGGCAAGATATCAAACCTGGCAAAAGAAAATACAATCACTTTCATATGTCTTCAAAGAAGAAAGTCAATCTTTATTTGAAGAAAATAAATTTGAGGATGTCTTTAAGTGTTCAAAGGGACATCCTGTTCTACTTAAAAAGTTTTTAAGTGGTAAAGTATCATTGGAAACAATGGTTCTTTTTGATAAGATCTTTGCATACTCAAAGAACTTTGATAAGAAACTTCAAGACCCGGTGTGGCAAACCGTAAGTCGTCGGATTAAAAAATATAATCCGTTTCTAAATATTGATGTATTTCGTTTTCGTAAAATCTTGAAAGAAATTATTTTGGAGGGTCAATGAGTTTCTTTAGTTCCGAAGTCGTCCGTGCAGAAATGACGGAAATCGCAGAACTTCAAGAACAAATTTACAACAATGTTTTTAAGTTTCCTTCTATGACAAAAGAAGAAAAACTTGAGCATGTTGAAGTTTTAGAAACTCTTTTAGAAAAACAAAAAGTTCTTTATACAAGAATGAGTTTGTCTGATGATCCTGAAGCAAGAGAAATGAAAGAACGTATCATTAACTCTGCCATTATGATGGGTATGCCTCCTGGCACTGATATGAACATCATCTTGAACAACATGTCCAAGATGCTTGATGTGATGAAGCAGCAGATTGACAAAACGGGTTCCGACCTGTAGAATAACGAAGTACACAAAAGCCAAATCCAACTAATACGGAGAAATCTAATGTCTTTTTCTGATCTCAAGAAACAATCCAAACTGGGTTCTCTCACTTCCAAACTGGTAAAGGAAGTTGAGAAGATGAGTACAACTTCTGGTGGTGCTGATGAGCGTCTCTGGAAACCTGAAATGGATAAAACTGGTAACGGTTTCGCAGTTATCCGTTTCCTTCCTGCCCCTGAAGGTGAAGAACTTCCTTGGGCAAAAATGTATTCTCACGCCTTCCAAGGTCCTGGTGGTTGGTACATTGAGAACTCTCTGACCACTATTGGTCAAAAAGATCCTCTTGGTGAACACAATCGTGAACTGTGGAACAGTGGTATTGAATCCAACAAAGAAACTGTTCGCAAACAAAAGCGTAAACTGTCTTACTACAGCAATATCTACGTTGTAAAAGATCCTGTAAATCCTCATAATGAAGGTAAGGTCTTCCTCTTCAAGTACGGTAAGAAGATCTTTGATAAGATCATGGAAGCAATGCAACCTGAATTTGAGGATGAAACTCCTATCAATCCTTTTGACTTCTGGCAGGGTGCTAATTTCAAACTCAAAATCGTAAAGAAAGATGGGTATTGGAACTACGACAAGTCAGAATTTGGTTCTGTTGAACCACTACTGGATGATGACGATGCTCTGGAAGCCCTCTGGAAGAAAGAATATTCGTTGACTGCAATCACTGCCCCAGATCAATTCAAGTCCTATGAAGAACTTGAGCGTCGTATGAACATGGTTCTGGGTCTTAAGAACTCTTCTCCTGCTCGTTCCCGTGCAGTGGTTGAACAGGAAGATGATCTTGAAGAGTTCACTCAAACTCCTACAGTTCAAGATCGCGTAGTGGAAGAACTGGAACAGTCTTATGCTCGTTCTAAGTCTCCTTCACTTCCTACAATCAGTTCTGTTGATGAGGATGAAGATGATGCTCTTTCTTACTTCCAGCGTCTTGCTGAAGATTGATCAAGAATAAAGTCTGATATTGTCAGCTCTCTTCAAGGTGTCGCTCACATACTGAGTGGCACCTTCTTTATATGTCATCATTTCTTCCATATCATCAAGAACAATATTTAAGTATCTTGGTTTGAGTACGTAGATATTTCTCTTTGCATCCTCAAGTTTTTCTTCATATTCATAGTTAGTAACTGGGGTAGTTACATTTGAAAGAGTAACTTGTGATTCTCTGAACGCATCATAATAAGACCAACCAGAAGCATAGTTTTGAGGAACTTCCAGACC